GGTTGTTTCGCGCTAATGACTTCATAGACATCCATTAGCTTGCCCAATACATGATTCGGTATTGATAATTCCCAGGATTTCCGCCTAAAGTTTTAGCTCGGAACATCAAGTTAGGCGATTGACTTCCACTGCCAAAAGCCAAAGCTAAATTAATCGCATTGCTTGATCCAAGGTTTGAAGGAAAGCAGAAAGCCTGTACTTTTCCTCCTAAAACTTTGAAAGCTCCAAATCCAAATTCATCATCTGTGCCTCCTCTGAACATCCAAACTTGACCATAGCAATTATCTGGTAACGCCACCACATCCACATAGCTAGTATTCAAGGCTATCGACCCTGTCAAAAATCCAGGAATGAATTGGAAAGAGTTTGTGGCATTCTTGAAGAACCCTTTGATCTGATTATTGACAGATTTAAGGTAGATCGATCCATCCATGCTACCTGCTAAGGTGGGATCTGTTGGAGCACCTGAATAAGTGGCACTGTAATTGGGCATTTGTACTTGACGATGATGACCAGAAAATGGATCGAGGTTCCAAAAGTGATCTTGTGATGGTTCAACATTGGAAAGTATATTTCCCATTGTCACTTCTGTATAGGTAGTATTCTGCTGTTGGATGGGTACGTTCGCCTTTACAGACTGAGCACCATCCGGCGAGGTCGTATTCCAAACCATGTTATTTGCCTTTAGCCTTCATTCGATCAGGTTTGACGCGAGGCTTTTTAGAATAGCCTTCTTTTGATTTGCGGAGTGCAGTTGAGATGTCTGGTGGCAAGAGACCAGGTTTGTTTGATTTCTTGCCCTCTTTGTCCTCCATTTTCTCAAGTTTTTCTGAATAATCCTTTCCTGCTACCATTTTGCCGCCTTTTTTCACCAATTTCTTAGAGGGTGGCATCTTCTCTTTGAATTTATTTGCGCTTTTCATTTTTTCTTACCTTTCTTTTTCTTAGATTCGCCCGCTTCACTGTATGCGATGGCAACGGCTTGCTTTTGTGGCTTACCCGCGTCCATTTCTGCCTTCACATTAGAAGAAAAACCTTTCTTTGTTTTGGCTTTTGCGCCTTTAACTAATGGCATATATACCTTCCTTATTTACTTCGTTTAGATAAAGTACACTTAAAATCTAGGCACACATCTCGCTTGCTTTACCTGATTGTGAGTACGGGTTAATAAAAGTTTTCTCTGCCTGAAAAATGACTTATCAATCTTTGCTTGTACGCTATCTTCATATCTGAAATCTGTAGCGTATTCTTTAGCAGCTCCATAGGCAAGATAACGCATCCAATAATCGTAAGGTAACGGTTGATTACCAATTTCCTCATCAGTTCCTGTGCTAGAGAATTCTGGGACGATTTTGTATCCATAAATGTTCACCAAGTATGCTGTATTGGGAATCGTTCTAAATACCATCTGATTCCCGTAGTATAACATCATTGTCGGGTAGCCAGGAATCAGAACGTCTGTATTATTTATTCCCCAACAACCATAGAAATAGCCTGGATCTTGATAAATCCAAAGTTGATTCCAAGATATCGAGCCATCAGGAGGATCGACTAGAGAAATGAATCCTTCTTGAGAAATATTCGTGAATTGATCTGTTGCGCCGACATCATTAAACGTATAGATGCCTGTAGTATTGGTTTCGTCAATGGTAAAGGCCAATGTCCCAAATTGCTCAAAAATCTTAATATCATCGGACATCGTGAGATGTATGAAATCCTGGAGATATTGATAGAGCGTCGCATTATTTGAATCTGGGTCATTTTCATTCCTTCGACCTAGAGCCAAGCGCATAATTCGAATGCAATCTGAGACAAGTTGTGCCATTTTTATTCCGCGTAAACTGTTCTAAGAGAAAATCTAGGACTTGTAGATGCTTTCCTAGTTTCTTTGCTTCCATCTGGATTTTCAAACCATTGCCATACAGGTGTACCACGCTCTGATAGATGTTGGATGATACATCGAGGCAAATCATAGGCTTGACCTGGGCGCAATTGATCTCTTGGCTTCGTTCTATCAAAATGAATCATTTCATTGCTCAAAAAAACTGGGAGCGGATTTGTAGGTTGATCATTCCTGCCAAATACAACTCTCTCATGCGGATGCAATTCAATAGGACACTGTTTAATAGGATATCGCAAGAGCTTTAGCCTTTTATTCTCTTCTCTAGCTCTACGGTTATAGCGCATGTATTCTGCGAGACTTGTTAGTGGCATCTCTTCGATGTGCAATTCAACTGGTTTAGCTACCATAGAGGCAACTACTGCTTGTGCTTCTTTCTCTTCAATTTTTCTAGGTCTAGCCATATCAATTTTCTCCTGGTGGGCCATAAAATATAAAACTATTCTCTATGAGATTTGCGTTTCCGCCTTGTGCATAAGGCGTAAAGTTTGTGGAATCAATGTCCTCGTATGTAATCGGATCTTGGATTTTAAATGCGTCAACCGCAGTGACAATGATTCGATATCTGTTTCCGTTTAATTGGTCGGCTCCATTTTGTGGTACTGGCATTAAACCATTGAGATTTGTAAGGCGTATAAAATCGAATGTATCATATCCATGAGCTGCTGTAGTCGTGACTATGCACGGAAATGCGAGACTCACGCTTAAGATTTCAGATCGATGTGGTATTTGCCCTATAGCACTCATTTATTCCCTATAAATGAAATTAGGTGCCTCTCAAGTGAAGCACCTAACTATTCAACCATTAAACGAGCAAGTCGCCTAAGTTATCGTATGTCCCAAATTTGATCGCATCAATGTAGAACACATCGCCATCTGCACCCATTACGGCACTTCCTACGAGGAGTTTGTACAAGATTGGATCGAATTCAAACGGATTCGGAATATATGGAACCGTTGCATATGGTGAAACTTGTGGATTGTTTAGAGAAATCACACGAGTTTCTATATCCAAACGTCCGCCTGACACCCAAGCAGTGAAGCTTGTTGAATCGATTGGCTCATCTGTTATCACATCTCGGATAGAGAATGTGGTTGAAGATAGGACGGTAATCAAATAACGATTGTTATTCAATTGATCCATGCCGCGTGCTGGTGCACCTGGGCCTACGTTTCCGAGGTCAGTGATTCGCACAATTTGGTTTGTCTGAAAACCATGCGGTGCAGTTGTGGTGATAACGCAAGGATCAGCCTGTGTTACGCCAGAAATGAGAGCACGAAAAGCAGGAACGCCACCAGCTGTGTCAGCTACTGTGAAACCATTAGTAGCTTCAAGAGCAATTTTTGCAGCGGGTGCAGTACCTACACCAATTTGCAAAGCATCCCCAGCAGGAAAGCCTCTAAACCATGTTGATTGTACGAAAGTATCGGATGTGCCGTACTTTGTATAATTGTAAAACGTCACTCTGTCCGGTTGAAATGGAAAGGTGAATGTATGGGCCGTACCAGCGGAGATAAATTTCGCTCCGTAGGTGCAAGTTTGGCCTAGAAATAGGTCTGCCATGTTGTCTCCTTACGCTTGTGTTGCAAGCAATGTTACGATGTGCGAGTCATCTAAGATGGCTGCGTTAAACCAAGCGGTGAAACCCATGCTTTGGAATCTGTTAAGATAATCATTAAACCCGAGTGGCTTCAGGATCATCTCAGTTGAAACTTCATCTAGTCCTACATATCCATATGCGTTAGCGGCAATGAATGTATTTGAAAAGACAGGAGGATTTGCATCAGTAACTGAAACAAGTGTAGACACTGTCCATCTAGCTTCGTCAGTTGCGCCAAACTCAGCTTGCAATACTGGATCTTGTGAACCGTATTGTGAAGTTGGAACAAATGCATCGAGCGAACGGATATCAGGTTTTAATTTTACGTGAGCCGTTACCCAGTAAGCCGGTTCCACGGGGCCGGTGCCGAAACGCATAGTGCCTTCGATAGTGGGGGCCATTTTTTCCGAGTCATTGCTGTCGAGATAAGCAATAGCACGGTTTACGTCGATTTGGGTCAAATTTGTTATCGCGTTTCCGTTTGTCCCGTTTAGGCAAGAAATTTGTGGAACTGAACTTGAAAAAACATCTCTTGTAACTTTGTCGAGCATAGTATGCATACATTGTGAAAGATTATCAGCAGTTTCATTAGCTGTATCATCTTCAACTACCAAGATAACTTTTCGTGACAGTAATACAACTTGTCCGAATTCCTGGATCTGCACGTTAATGTCGAATTTGTTGACTTGAACAGGTGCAGGGTCTGCACTCTGGGATAATACAACTGGATCATTTGGAAGATTTTCTTGTCTTCGAAAAGCCATTGTATCAGTATTTTTTTGAGGAAGCGTAAATGCTCTACCAAAAAGATTGTGAATGCATCGAGGCTTACTTCTTTGGAGAAGTGCTCTTTGCGCCCATCTATCGGCCATTGAGCCATAGGTGCTGGTGGTAGTGACTGACATGTAATTGTCTCCTTAACGACCTACCTACGCTTACGCTGCGTTTGCCTCCACGCATTAAATTCTGAGTCTGACATGGCCATCACATCTATTGCCTGATTCATGGCAGCTGCTTTAGGCATCCCCGTCGGATTTCCCGGGGCATCCTTTTTCGCTATCGCTGCTGGTTTCAAAGCTAATCTCTGCTTCGGTGATAGTGCATCCATCAGTGTCCATGCCTCTTCAAAACGGTTTGGCGCGTCTTCAATCGCTCGTGCTAGGTGCGGTCTTTGTTTTAAAAATTCCTGTAAATTATCGTTTATTTCAGCGAGTTTCTCAGGATTGTTTTTTTTCCAATCGTCCTCGAAAACTTCTCGCTTAACTTCCTTTTTGAAGTCATTTTTAAACTTACCTAAATCTTCACGAATCACTGGCTCTTGAAGGCTCTCATCAGGTTCAGTAGCTGCAGGTGCGACTTGTGGACGCATTGCTTGCTCTTTGTACCATCTAAGTTCCTGTTCGATCTCCTGGCGTTTTCTGCGCTCTTTTAGGTGCGCTGAAAGTGGAACATGCTCTTCTTTTGGCTGTTCCGGCACAGGGGATCTACTTTCTTGCTGCTCAACAGGCAATTCAACCTGATGATCAACAACTTCTTCCTCAGTCTCGTTTTGTACAGGAACGGTATCCGTACTCATTTTTTTCCCCGTTTGTTGCGTGACTTAGCCAGTCACGATGGCATTGCGCCTTTTGCTTGCAGGAA